TCATCATCCATAACCTCGTGCATGTTTTTCTTGGTAATTTTAGAAGCTGGAATCCTAAAAGCTAACTCTGTCTTAGGTTTATCCATACCATCCTGAATAGGTTTAAAAAAGAAAGGCAGTCTATTTGCTATAGGCACAACCTTATCTGTAAACATCTTTTTAGCATCCGAACCAGTCTTTGATAATATACCAACTCTTGAATCTTTAACCAGAGTACCGGTATTGACACACTCAGATGAACCCATAAAAGAAAACCCTGAACGTCTTATTTTTAAATAATCCATACCAAAACACCTCTTGTCTGCCTTACAAGCTTCCCAGTATATAAAAAAGATTCTATTAGCTTCTCTAAAATCTGGATACCCAACATCTATACTTGTCCACTGAAGATACATATAATGCGAACCTGTCATATACGTAGGCTTTCCATTATTATAAAACCAGTATCCCAGCTCTCTTCTATCAAACTCTTCCTCTATGTAATCAACCCATTTGTTTTTAAAACTAGGAGGTCTATCATTCCACTGGAAGATAGATGTAATCCTAGATAAATCTTTATGAAGCTCTTGTCTTTCCCAGTACTGCTCATCTTTCTTGTCAGAACGTTTAAACATCTCCTCTGGCTGTATAGGCAACCCAATAGCTAAACCGTTTATATTTACTATCTCTCCTATTGTTCCGTTTTTAGAAATAACAACTAAATCATATTTTTCACTATACCCATATAACCACGTCTTCGCTTTGTTTTTTTTATTAAAAACAGACTTAGGAATATAATCCTTTATAACATGATATAGTTTATTTTGACCTTCGTTCTGCAAACCCTTGTTTTGTATTTGTTTTATCTACGTGTCCTCCAGAGTTTATTACTTCTTCCTCTGAATCTATTTTATTTAGTATCTCAAACGCATCAAATATAGCAAGCTTCTTAGTTGCTGCTGCGTTCTTTAATCTATCTGCCGCCAACTCATCGTCTGGGTCAGGCTTTATAATATCTTCTTTCGCTACCTTTATTAGTTGCTCTACAGCTCTACGACCTGCGTGTATAATTTCTTTTTTTAATTCATCTGAGTTCATAATACCATGGTTATTTGGTGGTCATACATTCTATATAACTTTTCATCATCTACCATAAACTCATACTCACTCTCTGGTTTAAAAGATATCTTATCTCCTTTGTTAACACCTTTAGATAACAAGTATTTGTTTGGATATTTCATATAACCAATCAAAGGTTCTTCTAATCCTCTTTTCATTATAACAGAATCTTCTTTTGCTGCAGGCTTAACAAAACAATACCTGTCATGACAATGCCACTGCCCATCTTGCTTATACATAAAGAACTGGTCGTTCTCTATAAAGAACAAGTTATCTTTAAAATAACTCTTACCACTCTGTCTTCTTCCTTTCATGTCATTATAAAACTTAAATACGTTGTGATGTACTAGCAGTGTGTCACCTACCCTTATATCACCAGTGTACCCTAACGGAGTAGCCTCAACTATTCCTTCTCGGTTAGAAGCTTTGTGATTCTCCTCTGATGTACTTGTAATGAGCTCAATACCACTTAAACTTTTAGTATTGTTATATCTCTTGTCATCTACTGGCTTTACGATAAAATAAAAAGGTGACCTCATTAAAAGTTTATATTATATTCTATTGATACAGGCATGTTGACATTGAACTCCTTCCATAAAAGTATTTCATCTTTATGTTGAATCCAAATTTTAAAACCTTTAGATTCTTGGTCGAACTGTATTAAGTGTATAATGTAATTCTTTCCTAATACTTCCTGCCCTACTATATAGTGCATCGCTCCTGATTTATAATCAGCGCCTATTGATACTTTTCTTATATCCATTTGATTAAATTTGATTAATACAAAGATATAAATTATTTACCTGCCTTGACCTCTGTATTTTTTTTGGTAATACTTAGATGATTTTACCTTAGAAGATTTTGTTTTTGCGTGTACCCCTGGCCTACGAGTCTTTGGTTTTTCGTAGCGAAGAGCAGACATTGATTGTGCCATTTAATTAGATTTATTATTTAATTTTTCAAACGTTCTCATACCACCTAGTCCTAGCATACCGATAAGTACGGTCATAAGATGCTCCATCTGTAGAGCAGGTGGCGCTGTTGCAGCTCCCATATACCATACTAGCATATCTCTTATAATAAAGTTATACGCTAAGGCTATCCCGCACACCCATCCTATAAAAGGGCGCCATCCGGCCACAAAGATTGTTCTGTGCTTTGCCTCCATCTCATTGATAGCAGTTTGCATCTCTATAAGTTTTTGAGGGTCAATCTCTTTTCCCTTAATAAGCTGTCTTATCTCTAAACCTAAGCCATCAACGCCTGAGTCACTAAATCCTAATAATTTTTTTAAAAGCTTAAGCATACGTCCAAATTACGTTTTTTGTTTTAATAGGGTCAGCATCTACATGAATAAATGTATCTGCTACGCCTATTCTATTGAAGCCAACATTAAGTAAAGCTTCTAATATTACATACCTTGTACTGTTTGATGTTACATGTATATCAGCTGCAAACCCTCTAAGGTGTGATGAGTTCTCTGAGCCACCTACTTTCTTGTTATGCTTAGGTGTTCTAAATCCTGAGTTAATTCTGAATGGTGTACCTGCAGCTTCACGTGCGCTATCTAACATACGTAAAAAAGATTCATCCATATTACTACCACTATCGGAAGAGTCTGGAGAATCAAATTCTGAGTATGTAAAGTATTTCACTTTTTCTTTATTAGTTGATAAATTTTAATGATTGTATAAACTATAGTTGCCAGTAAAAGTAAACTTTGTAAAGCCTCATTAATTTGAGATATACTAAGTACTAAAACTGTTATTCCTAGTATCGTAGGTTCAAAATCTAAATTCATGTTATTCTGTTTCATCATTAATAGGTTCAACTAAATCCCAATTTTGAGTTTCCTCATTCCAGTTATATAGGTTATCATCATCTGGCATTGGCGTTGGGGGTTGCCAATCAAAGTTGTCGTCTAAAGACCAACTTGGGTAGGGCTGAGGTGCAACAAAAACATCGCTGTCTGAGTCGTAAGTGTAACCTGTTCCAGCAAACTGTTTTCTTATATTATGATTGTAAGAAGTTTGCACCCAGTTCGTATGACCAAAGAGCGTAGAACAAAACTCCACTCCTTTAGCTTCGCTTTCGTTTCCGCTTGTGTCTAAAAGTTCATTGTTGTGTACAACAATTACTTGTAGTACTGTGTTGTTTTCGTCAAGTTCTGCAAAATGTGCCATAATATTATTTTTACAAAGTTAATTAAATTTTATTTATGAGTGAACGTATGTTCCACTCCCTGTGAATTGTATTATTGTTTCATCTCCATCTGTGGTAACTGTAGGAGAACCTGTAGTTGTTCCAGAATACTCTGCAGTTTTTAATCTTAAAACAGTAAATCCAGAACCACCTGACCCTCCGCCACCTTTAGCTCCGGTGTTTGTGTTGTTAGAACCTCCACCCCCACCAGCACCAGTGTTTATAGTTCCAGTAATTATAGATGGGGTGTCTACGGCAGTTTCTCCCATCAGTTGCCCTTGACCACCACCACCCGCTTGAGGTTGAGGTCTTGAAGTTGTATTAAATCCACCTGGCGCTCCACCACCTGCGTAATAAGTTGCAGTTCCAGTCATTGCGCTTTCTACCCCAATACCTGAAGCGTTACTACTTCCTGTAGTAGTTTGCGCTCCACCAGCTCCACCCCCTCCTGCTTGCCACGAAACCTGACTACCTTCTAAAGCTGGAAAACCTTCACAAGCTACTGCGCTTTGATTTGCACTGTTATGTGTGCTTCTACCTCCTGCAGACCCTCCTCCTTCAGGTTGATAAGCACTAGACGCTCCTCTACCACCACCTGTTGTTGTTATAGTGGTTAAACTTGGGCCAGCTATAGAAGAAGTTGAACCGCTCACTCCGGGAGACCCACCTGCACCTATGGTAACAGTATAAGTTCCTGCTGCTAAGGAAATATCTGTCTGAGGAGAACATCCACCACCAGTAACTTTACCAGAACCTCTGAACCCTCCAGCTCCTCCTCCACAACCAACGTAGGTGATACCGGTGTTAGTTCCAGTGCTAACTCCACCACCTCCACCACCTGCAATAAGCATAAATGCCATTGTGCCTGTAGATGCGTATTCGTAATTATCTTTAAACGCCATGTAAATCCAAGAGGAACCAGCTTCATTAAAGTCAGTTCCATCAAAATCAAAACCTGTTGATGTTAAATTAAAATTAGTATTAGTAAATTGAGCAGCAGAACTATTAGCCAATAATACACTTGTATCACCTCTTGCTGTATCAAACATATACCAATCTGAAATACTGTTTGTTCTTTTAATCATTACCCAAGATGGAGTAAATCCTACATTTTGAGCATTACCCGCACTTCCCGTTCCAGTATAACTTCCCATCTTGCTAAACCCTGCTGTTGATTTAAAACAATAAGCTACGTAAGTTCTTCCAGTTGTGTTGGCGTTTCCAAAAGTGTTATTTAAAGTAAAAGTTGTGGCGTTGGAAGCAAACCAATTTGAAAACGTGTCTAAGGCGTTATTTAAATTTAATGTAAGATAATCGTTAACACCTATTGTTTCATAATAATTTATCCAGTTTGTCGAGCCTGTATTCATACATTTAATAATTATAGCGTCCGGCGCAACAGTCAATCCATGACCCACAGTTGCTCCTGCTGTAGAATTTCCT